TCAGCGCAACTCCTCGCCCAGTGGCGCCAGCGGCGCCAGCGCGTCCGCCACCCGCCGCCGCCGTGCCGCGACACGCGCGGCGAACCCCTTGTCACCCACCCGCAGCGCCGCCGCGCGGCAATCGACGCGGCCGAGATCGAGCCCGGCGCGCGCGAGCAACCCGCCCAGGATGATCCGCTCGCGCCGCATCGGCGGGCGGACGGTCTCGATCGCGTCGGCCAGCGCGGTCGCGCCGCCGAACGCATCCGCGAAGGGTCTGAGCGCGGAAGCTATGGCGGCGCCGGCGGCATCATAGCGCCGCGCCGCCTCCCCCAGCAGCGCCAGCGCGGCATCGATCTCACCGGCGATGGTCTCGCGGGTGGCGAGTTCCGCCTCGACGGCGTCGCGCGCGGCCGCACGCGCGGCGCGGCGCTCGGCCGCCGCGACGATGGCGGCGCGAGCCTCCGCCTCACGTGCTGCGGCATCATGCGCGACGAGGCTGTCCTCGGCTGCACGCAATGCGGCAGTGGCACGGGCGAGTGCCTTGCCGTCGCCGGTGCCGGTCTCGGCGGCATAAGCAGCCTCGGCGTGCCCCTGCCGCGTCTCGGCCAGCGCGCGTTCAAGCACATCACGACGCGCCGCACGCGCGGCGACGGGATCATCGTCGATCATTGGACTTTCTCCTGAAGAGGGAGGTTTTTTCTCCCTCTCCCCTACGGGGAGAGGGCCGGGGAGAGGGGGAGTCGCGCCTGGCGTAAGGGTTTGGAGAGCTTGGCACGGCTGCTTGGTCGGCCTTGTTCAGAGCGAACCCGTCAGGCCTTTACGCTTGGCGCGACTGCCCCTCTCCCTGATCCGCTACGCGGACCTTTCCCTCTCCCCGTAGGGGCGAGGGCAAAGAGGGGGTTAGATCGGGCCCATCCCGAACGGCAGGAACATCACCCCGCCAATCTCCCGCGCCGCATCCTCCACCACGAACCCCCAGCGCCTGAGCAGCCGGATCGCGCGTGCATTCTCCACCGCCACCCGGTTCGACAGCCGCGGCGTCAGCGCCTGCATCTCGGCGATCACCCCCGGTCCCAGCGCCAGCAGCGCGCGGCCTTGCGTCATCACCCGGTCAGTGCCGAGCAGCCAGGGCATCCCCTCGCCCGCCACCGCGGATCGAACGACCAGGCCGATCATCGCCTCCGGCTCGCCATCCACCAGCGCCGTCCAGCACAAGGCCGATCCCGCCAGCCCGCGGCGCAGCGCCGCGCGCGGATCGAGGCCGAACGCCGCGCATTCGCGCCGGTCCACGGTGCGCATCCCCCGCGCGATGCGGCGCACATGGCGCGGCCGCGCAGGCACGATGCGCACCTCAGCCACCGATCACCGGCTCCATGAACAGCCCCAGCAAGGTGAAGGGCAAGGGCGCATCCTGCCGCACATGCACCTCGGCATCGCCGGAAACATGGTTGGCGCTGTCGACCAGATAGGCGCCGTTCATCAGCGCATCGGGATCGCCCCACGCCTCGTCCAGCCTTTGCTTCACCGGAAACAGCTTGTCCGGCGCCACGCCGGCGCGGATCGATCGCGTGTCGGCGAGATCCAGCACGATCTGCCCCGCCTGCTGGCGCCGCCCGATCGTCCAGCCCTCACCTTCCGCGTTCACCCGCAGCGGCAGGGATCGCACCTCGGCGGCATAGGGCAGCCCGAAGGTCACCTTGCGGCCGGTGCCGATCGAGGGCGGCAAGGTCACCCGCCCGCCGCTCACGCTGAGCCCGGTCACGGCCGCGCCGTCGACGATGCCGGCCACGTCGCTGCGCCCTTCCAGGTGCCACAGCCCGGTGAAGCTCGCCTGCGCCTCGTCGAATTCGGCGGAAACCGCGCAGTCGAGATAGCAGCTCTCCGCCACATCCTCCCACCGCGCCGCCGCCATCCGCTCGACGAAGCGGCGGGTGCCGCCGGGCATGTCGCGCTCGACGATCAGATAGAGCCGGTCCTCGCCGCCCTCGCTGATCGCGCAGACCGAAAGCACGCGCCCGTCGGTCTCGCACAGCGTCCAGCCCCACACATTCTGTTCCTGTTCCCAGGTGAAGCAGAGCAATTTGCCGTCCGCGCGCGCCGCCCAGATCAGGGATCGCGGCTCCTGCGCATAGGCCCAGCTGACGATGTCATGCCCCTCGAACAGATGCGGCGAGAAGATCGAGACATCGTTGGATTTCAGCCCCTCCACCTCGAACGCATAGTTCAGCGTGCGCACCGCATTGCCCACCGAGGGACGGTAGAACACGACATTGTCGATCAGCAGCGGGTTCAGCCGCGCGCAGCCGCGCCCCACCTGCCGCCGCACCGCCTGGGCATTGGCGGTCAGCACCCCGCCCTGCCCGTCGCCATCGACGTTGAAGATCGCATCGCCGGTCAGCGCGATCAGGCTGGTGGTGGAAACGAGCTGGTTGACCGCGTTCACCCGCCCCGCCGCGATCGCGAAGCTATAGGCATCGCTGTCCCGCAGCGGGCGCGACCGGTCGAAATTCTCGAATTCGGATGTGCCGGCGCGCGATCCCCACACCGCATTGGGGTGGTTGGCGGTGCGCGCAAACAGCAGCCGCTGCTCGTGAAAGGTCACAGTGGAGGGATAATCCCCCGCCGCCGCGAAAGGATTGTCCCCCTGCGGCGGCGCACGATCGAGCGCCGGGCCGATATTGTCGTCGCGGAAGAACAGGTCCTCGGTCGTGCCGATATAGCCGTAGAATTGCGAGTTGTCGGCCTTGTAGAGATTGTAGCGGCTCGCCCCCGTCACCGCGCCCCAACTGATGCCGTTATAATTGCGCTTGAGGGTGAGGTCGTTGAACGCGCTGTCCGGCGCCGAGGCACGGCTTTCCTGACCGCTCTCGTCATTCACCGCGGTCACCACATAGGTGGCGGATTGCGGGAAATAGCCGTTGCCGTCATTCTCGGAATCGGTGTTGGCGACGGTGGCGACCGCATTGACGCCGCCGGGCGCCGCGATTGCGGGGCCAAAGCTCAGGCTCACCACTTCCCAGTCGGCATGGCCGCGCCGCACCAGCTTGGCGGGCGGATGATCGAGATGGGCGAGGTAGAGCGTGTCGGCATTCTGCTCGAGGTCGAGCTCGGCCAGTTCCACGCCATTGAAGGGCGACCCCGCCCGATATACCCGCGCGACGCCCATCAGGCCTCATGCTCCCGTACGATCTTGATGTTGTGGCTGAGCACACCGTTGGAGACATAGGTGTGCGCATGCTCGACCATGATCTTCACGACCAGCGCGCGGCCCGCGGGTGTGCCGATCGTGCGCATCTCGTGCCAGCCCTTCGCCGGCGTCCACACGCGATGCGCCGGCGTCGCGACCAGCCGCCGCCCGTCGATCACCGCGGCGACGACATCCTCTTTCACCACCTCGACCGCGGCGACGGGGTAGACGCCCCATTCCATCGCCACCTCATGGCGGGTCATCACCCGGTCGCCCGCATTGAGCGCCAGCGCGACACGCTCGCTGCCGTCGGCCATCAGGATCATCGTGTCGGCCGCGACGCAGAAGCCGCCGCCACCGCCGCCCGTCCGGGGCGGTTGCGGCTGCGGCGCGGGCGGCGGCACCGCCGGCGTTTCGGGTGCCGGTGCGGGCGGCGCGGTGCGATCGATGCCGCCGGTCGCACCCGCGAACACGTCGAGCGCGCTGGTATCCGCATCGATGATGAAATGGTCGGCATCGACCACCTCCACCACCCGCCAGAAGCGACCGTTCAGCCGCTCGCCGATCGACCCCGAAATGCCGCTCAGATAGACATGATCGCCTTGGGCATAGCCGTGGAAATAGGCGGTCAGCCGCGCCCTGGGCTCGTTGGAGACATCGGCCAGCCGCAATTCATCGCCCAGCACCGCGCCGCCCGCCGCGCAGGGGCGGATATAGCCATGGCCGAATTCCAGCGCATAGGTCTGCGTCAGCGAGAATTGGAACGGCACCAGCCGCACCGGCCGGGTCGGATCGAGCACCTCGGCCACCAGCCGCGTGCCCGGCCGCTTGGTGATGCCGCCATATTTCATCACGATCATGTTGCGCGCGCGCTTGAGCGCGGCGGCATAGGCTTCCACGTCGAAGCGGCCATAGAGCCGCGGCGCGATCTCGCCCTTTGAGAAATTGACCTGGCCGGCGCGAAACATCACGCCACCTCCCAGCCCAGCCGCGCCGTATCGACGGGGCTGGCATAGGCCGGCGTGTGGCGCGGGTTGCGGTTCTCGTCATCGGCGATGGCACGCGCCCGCGCCACCTCCGCCTGGCGGATCAGCCCTTCCTTCAGCCGGCCATCCTTCTTGACCGGGAAGGCGATCCGCGCCGCAATCTCAAGCACCAGCGCGCGCACCAGCAATGCCGGCAGTTCGGCGGGCGACACGCTGGCGCGGCCATAATCGAACAGCGCCGGCGCGACGTCGCAGTAAAGCTTGCCGCCCGCGATCAGGAAGGAGATCGGCGCCGCATCCGGCGCCCGCGCATCCGCCCGCCGCACCCGGATCGCATTGCCGAGATCCACCGGCAGCGCATAGGCATGCCGCCATTCGCCGGGCCGGTCATTGGGCAGCTCGGCCAGCGCCGTGCGCCGCTCCGCAAAGCCCCATTCGGCCATTTCGAGAAGTTCGCCCAGGCACTGATCGAACGCCCGCGCACATTCGCGCGCGCTGACCGATTCCTCCTCGAGCGAGGCGATCGCATCGGCACCGATCTCCGCCAGCGCCATGTTGCAGATGGATATGCTGCTTGCCATGGCGGCGGGGGTAGGGGTGTGGCGGCGGGGCGTGAATCGCGGGCGTCCGCGCAGGACGCCCCCGGTTACCATCCGCCCCCTGCTAGTCGCGCTTTCCCACCGTCACACCCGCAAAGTTCGAGGTATCGCCATACTGGCCCGTATTGGGGGAGATTCCCAGGTTGAAGCTCGCCGCGAATTCCTGCGCATTGAAGCCGTTGAACTGGCCGATTGCCCAACCGCTGTAGCGCGACCCCGCGTCGAGGGCGAAGCGGCTGCGATCGCCGCCGTCTGCGGGGCGGCCCAGCGATCCGGAAAAGCTGACGCCGTTGATCGCGCGCGTGGCACCGGTCTCACGATCGGTAGAAACCAGGTTCATCGTCAAACGCATTGCACCGTTGCCGAAGTTCGCCGTGAGGTTGCTCGTGCCTGACAGTGCGGCGTCGTTGGAGAAGCTTCCATCCCTGCCCCGACCATAGACCACGCCACTGTAGCTGGCGCTCCCGCTCGTCGGCACCTGGAATGCCGGCGTCCGCCCCCCGAACACGATATAATGCGTGGCGATAACGTCACGGCCATTGGACCGCCCCTGTTCGGTTATCTCGGCAAAACTCGTATAGGTCAGCGCCAGTTCGGTATTGCCGTTGCCCGGGCGGTAGATCCGGCCATCATAGTTGGCACCATGGAAGACGTCGAACCGCGCATCGCTTTCCGTCGCGCTGCGATCGGCGGCGCGGAGCGTCAGATCGACCGGCAACGGCGCGCTGGTATAGCCGCCGGGCGGGCTGCTCTTGATCGCATAGCTTCCGGCCGCTGGATCATAGGTGATCTGCACCTCATCGATATAGACGCCTTCTTGCGGGCGATGGGCGAACTGCGTCTCCCCGCCCTGCAAAACCGTGGGCTGCGTCAGCGCCAGCAGGCCATTCTGCGCCGCCGAGATATCCGTACCTCGCCCGCCATTCAATTCGGCGACGAGCCGGTTGCCGCCGGCGCCGTTGGCCTGGATCACGGCACCCACTTCCTGCGCGGTGGCGCCGAAGAAGCCGCCCTCGATCGTGCCTGAGTAGGTCAATGCGCCCGTCAGATCGATCGTGCCCGTGATCGCACCATCGCTCGCTACGATCCGGCCATTGCCCGTCCAGGCGCCGGTGCCGGTGACCGGCGTTCCATAGCCTACCAGCGAATCGCTGTAGAGCGAGCCCGAAGTGAATGCGTGGGTATTGTAGCTGCCCAATGTCGAGATCGTGGCGCTACCGAAATCCGCGCGCAACGAGCCACGCCCTTCAAGCGACTGCATCGCCGCGCCGTTCGGCATCGCCAGTCCTGCCAGCACGACGTCGAAAGAAGCCAATCCCGTACGCGGTATCGCCGCGAGGGGCGTATCGCGGCCAAACAGGATGGCGTCGGCAACCCAGGTCGGGCCGGTCGCGTCCAGTTGCAGGCCGGCAATCAGGTCTGTCCTGGTCGCAGAGAGATTGCTCATGATCCTGTTACCAGGGGCGCCGTAGCGATCGATACGCGTCGGCGTGCGATAGACGAACCGCGCGGTAGGATTATCCGTGTAGAAAGCCCTGATCGCTTCGGCCTCGGCAACATCCGAAAACCGGCCGCTAGTCCCGCGCGTGCCCTCGATCGATGCAGAGACGGGTACGAAGAAGGTTGGGCTGAAAGGCTCCAGACTGTTGCCCTGGTTGGGCTGTGTCGTACCGCGCTTGCCCCAGACGGCACCGGCCAACGCCGCATTCTGCCCTTCGGCGAAAAGCGCTGCCCCCACCTCCTCGGCTCCCGGGCCGTAGAAGGAACCGTTGATGCCGTTCGCACCCGAAAAGCGCGCGTTGTCGAACCGCAGCTTGCCAGAGAACTCATTGCTGCCGCTGCTGATCAGTCCCTGGATGCGGATTTTGTCACCGCCGCCCACGATACCCGTCTGCAGGTCTGTTTCCGCATAGTCGACGAACCCGTTGATGCCGCCGCTGGCGAAATCGACATCCAGCCGCCCTCCGCCGGCCACCCCATAAACATTTGTGTAGAAGGTCGAGGCGCCCACCATCTGAATGTCGAAGCCGGCCGCGCCGGCCCGCGGCACCGCGTTGTCGGGGGTCTGGACACCATAGGCCGTGGCATAGAACCGGCCACTCACATTGGCGGAATCCTCGCTCTGCCGCTGCCAGAAGGCAGCCCCGACATAGCGCGTCTGGCCGGCGCCGGTCCCGGCATTGCTCAGCGTCAGGAAGTCGGTCGTCCCGCCCTGTGTCTTCTTGTAGGTGGTGATCTGCGCGTTGCTCTGCGCCGGATCGATATCGCCGCGCGCGAAGGTCTGGCTGAGGCCGCCATCGCTCACCCGATAGCTGTTGCGTGCCTGGTCATAGGCGATGGTCAGGTTTGCCGCCCGTGCGCCTTGCGTGGTGGCACCGCTGCTCTTCGAGACCGATATCGTGCCGAGCACACTATCATTGGCGAATGTTTCGGACACCAGAGGCGCGATGAGATCGGGGTTCCGTCCCGTCGGTGTCGGCGTTGGTGTGGGTGTGGGTGTGGGTGTGGGTGTGGGTGTCGGAGTGGGCGTCGGCGTCGGCGTTGGCGTTGGCGTCGGTGTCGGGGGCGGCGTCGGCGTACTGCCCACCCCGCCACCACCGCCGCCACAGCCGGAAAGCGTGGCGCCGACCAGCGCCAGCGCCATGAAGGATGCCGAGTGGATCAGACGCGCCCTGTTCATCATATGCCCCCGCTTCAGAATGCCGATGTCACGCCGAATTCGGCGGCCACCCGTTTGTAGTCATAGAGTTCGATCGACGATCGGTTGCGCTCCCACCGCAGGCGGACCAACGGCGCGAAGCTGCCGACATGAAGCGCGCGCAGGGTCGCGGCGAGGCTCGCCGAATAGCGATCCTCGATGCGTCGCCGCGGGTAGAGAAACAGCCGTGCGTCCGCCTCGAGATGGCTGTAGCCGAGCGTCGCCACCAGCGTCGTGCGGCCGATCTCGCGAAAGCCGTAGATCGCGGCTCCCCCCGTGCTCAACGCATAGCCGGGATCGCGCGCCGCCTCGCGATAGCCATAGAGCTGGATGCCACCACCCAACCGCGCGGTGATCGCGCGATCGAGGCTCGCGGACGCGCTGAGGCTCGTCCCCGATTGCTGGTCGTTGCGATGATTGCTGATCCGGCCGATGCCGCCCTCCAGCCGCATCTGGCTGCGCCTGCCGGTGGGATGCTGCAGGCTGGCGGTACCGCCAAGCGTCACGCTGAACGGCCGGTTGCCATACCAGCGCCAAACCGGGCCGGCGGAAATCGTGATCCGATCCTGCCCCGATGAAATCTGCGGCCCCGCGTCGAGGCCCAGCGAGATGTCGTTGAAGTCGCCGGCGCGATAGAGAGCGGCGTTGCCGGAGGCGCGCAGCAGCAGATCGGTGGTCTTGCCGATGCCTTGCCGGAAATAGCCCTGGCCACGCAGCGACAACCCGATACCGGATCGGGCGCGCGCATCCTCGTCCAGCGTGAAATCGCCGATCACCGTGCCGAGGCTGTTGGAGCGTGTGGCGCGGTTGATGTTGCTGTCCGGCGCGATCGCCAGTTCGAACGATCCTCCGATCGGTTTGCGTGCGTTCAGCGCCTGCGCATAGAAGCGGATAAGCTTCTCGACCTGCGGCGGCAGGCCGGTGGCCTGCGCCGCGCGCAATTCGCGCCCGGCGGCGCCGAGATTGCCGAGCATGGCCTGCATCCGGGCCAGTTCCAGCCGCACCCGCGCTGCCCCGGGCTTCTCATCGAGAATGCGGCGGAATTCGATCGCGGCGTCGGTGTAGCGGCGCAGATCGTCGGCAAGCATCATGCCCAGCCGGAAGCGCGCCTCGCTGCGGACCTCCACGTCACGATCCTGCGCCAGCGCGCGATAGGCCGTCTCGGAGCTGGCAAAGTCGCCGCGGCCCCTGGCCGCGTCGGCAAAGGCGAACACCTCCACCGCCGAGAGGTCCGCAGTCCGCGCATCTTCGCCAGGCGTCGCCGCACCCTGCGCCGCCACCGCCGGCGCCAATACGCCGCTCGCCAGGCACGCCGCAGCGGCCGCGATCAGAACATGCGAATCAAAAATGCCCCGTCTTCCCCCAACCGAGCCCTAGAGAAAGCGCGCTATACTGTCCATATATCTGAATGATTTTCGGTATTTGCGGCACATCAACAAAAATGGGCGAGCCAGACGGCCCGCCCCTTCTTACGCCACAAGCAGATCCCTCACCCGCTCTGCCGCCCCGCCGAGATCGCCGCGGTGATCCGCCCCGCCGTCGCGGTGCCCGCCGGCGTATAGAACAGCCGCATATACCGCTCGTCCGCCCCTTCCGGCACGTGATCCGGAAAGCTCGGGCGATAGCCCGCGACCAGCGCCGCCACCGGGATCGCGCCCGAACTCGCCACCGTCTTGGGCGAGGAGAAGGCGGCATTGTCGTCCACCTGCAGCGAGATCGTCAGCGTGGTGAGGCCGGCGAACGCCTCCGTCACCGCGATCGAGATCGGCACGCGGCCGCCCTTGCCCACGTCGCGCGCCAGCGGGGCGGCGTGGCCGAAGGCGGTGCCGATCGCGCCGAGGTCGATCACGTTTGCCGATCCCGCGGCGGCCGTGATCGCCTGGTTCTCCGAAAGCACCAAAGTATCGTCGATGATCATGTCGAGTATCTCCGTCGAAAAGAGGGCTCAGGCGACGAGCGCTTCGTTGTTCACCAGCGCATCGGTCTCGCGGATCGGGATGCCGCGGTAGGACATCACCTCCTGCCCCTCGAGCTGCATCGGCGTCAGCCGCACGAAATTGTCGCCGGCACCGTCATTGGTGGCGAGCGCGTCCAGCGCCTCCAGCATGTCGCGGTTCATGTAGATCACGGTGCGGCCGTTCTTCGCCGCGTTGGGATCGTCCATCTTGGTCGCGCGGCGGCCCTGCAGCTTGTAGAAGGCCTGGCGCATGAAGCGGTACAGGTCGACATTGCCGGCCTGCGCCTCGCTCACGTCGATATTGGCGATGCGCACGTTATAGCGCCAGTCGCGCACCGCCAGGCCGACATGCCAGCGGAACTGTTCCTCCATCGCATAATAGGCGTTGTTGTCGCCATCCAGCACGCGCTGGCGGCCCATATCCTGCCGCTGCAGGCCGGCGCGGGTGCCCTTGGGGAACAGCAGGGTCGTCTGGCTCTCGCCCCAGGTGACGAACCAGATGCTGGTATTGTCGGCGCCCGCGCCGCCCGCCTTGACGATCTGGTTGCCGGCACCGCTGCCGCCCGACACATTGTAGCGCGCGGCGAGGCCCCTGAACTTCTCCGGCGTCGAGGCGACGTCCGAATAGAAGATGCCGGTCTCCACCTCCTGCACCATCGCTTCCAGAAAGCCCTCCGCCTCCGAAAGCCGCGTCGCCGCCGGATTGGGCGAGATGTCGAGCAGCCGCTCGTCGATCGTCGAGAGCCCCTCGACGAAGCCGGTGGTATCCTCCACCTGCGCCTTGGTGCTCTTGGACTGCGGAATGCCCTGATAGAGCCGCCCCCAGGTGACCGAGGGCAGGCCGGTGCGGATCGTGTGCTTGTGGGTGGTGCCCATGTTGCACTCGGTGGCGATCGCATCCTTCACCGTCGGCGAAAGCCGATGCAGCACCTCAATCACGCTCGCATCGATCTCCCCCTGCGGCCCCATCGAGCGGTAGAGATCGATCAGGTTGACGAAACTATTGCCGATCGTTGCCATGTATCACTGCTCCTTGAGAGAAGAAGAAGCCCTTTCCCGCATTTGGCGGGCGTGGGGGGGGGGGGGGGGGGGGGGGGGGGGCCCCCCCCCCCCCCCCCCCCCCCCCCCCCCCCGCCGCACGGGTTGGGTGAGGGCGCGAGCGAAGCGAGCCTCTTCGGCTCCGAAGCATCCGCCCACGAAAAGTTGGAAAAAGGGGGCGGAAGATCACTCCCCGCCGTACCAGATCTCCTCGGTCGACCGACGCCCCCGCGCCCCGGCATCGCCGCGCACGAACTGGCCGTCCTCGCCCACCATCGCGCCGAGCCGCGCGAACAGGCGGATCATGTCGGGGTGGTTGCCGAAGCCGGTATCTTCCAGCGCCTGCCGGAACGGGTGGCCGCCGCGAAACCCGAACGCGTCGAGCGCGACCCCGGCGCTGCGCAGCGTCTCGTTCCAGCGCCGCCCGCCGATCTCGGTGTCGGCGCGCGCCGCCTCCAACCAGTCGCGCCGCTGCCGCTCGCCCGCCTCGATCAGCCCGTCGAGCGCCCGCGTCCCCGCACTTTCCACCAGCTTCGCCGCCACCGGCACCAGCTTGCTCGCCGCCTCATTGCTGAGCCCAAGCTCGCGCAGCACCGGCGTCGCCTCCAGCACCAGTTCGGCGTCGAGTTCGACGCCTTCTGGCGCGGCCAGCGCATAGCTTTCCGGCACGCCTTCGTCCGCGACCGGTGCCGGCGCCCCCTCCGTCGCCGCCGCCGGATCGGGATAAAGCCGCGCCTCGAGATCCTCGGGCACGGGCGCCTCGCCGCCCAGAGCGGTCGGCAAGGATTCAGCCGGCGGCGCGGCCGCCTGCGTCGAGAGCGGGATCGGGTTGCTCGTCGTCGATGTCGTCATAGCGTGGGTCAGGCTCCTCGCCGCGGCGCGCCGCCGGCTGTGGGGGACGGGAAGGCTTGGGGGCGGTCAGCGCCGCGACCAGGGTCGCCACTGCATGCGGATGCCGCGCCGCCACCGGCTGCCCCGCCTCGGCCTCGCGCAGCAAATCGAGCGCCAGGCTGCGCCGCCCCTCATGAAAATGAAGATTGCGCCCATCGGCGCCGTTACTCGCGGGGGTGAGAAGCCCCGCCATCTGCACCATTCGCGCGAGGAACCGACAGAAGGCGGGCTCGGCGAGGAGCAGGGCCAT